CCTCGTAGACCTTCTCTAACTGTTGAAAAGTTATCGAAAGATATTAACTTTTTCAATGGATATTGTGCAGAATGTAGTATAGAACTGTTCGACACTAATGCACAATCAGTTGATGAATTCATCTCTAAATATGAGTATGAAGATTGTCAAATCATCAAAGTTAGTAACACTGACCAAGACGATTTGTTCCACATTTATTCATCTGGAACAAAGCAAATTCGCTCACTATGTAATACAATTAGTGAGGACTTTGATGTTATCTCAATTGAGATATTATCACTAGAGGAGAGTTAATTAGTGGGGGCATTTGCCCCCTCTTTATTATTATCAACCTCATGCACATTCACCCCCTTTATTATCATCTTATGCACACTAATTCTTCTTTCAATGATAACACTTATCAACAGATAGTTGAGTACTTTAAGTTATATCCAGAAGAGATTAATCGTGGTGTTAGAGTAACAACAACTAACAACGAATCACGCCCCCTAGATATTACACCAACAAAGAGATTAGGACTGCTAAATGACTAATAATAACAACAATTACACAGTAGATCTTTCACATAATCAACTGTCATTTACTCATGCTATCTTATTACAATACCAACAAGTTTGGAAAGGAAAAGATAACAAACTCCCTGCACATGTTGATGATTTAATACAATCAACACTACACCAGTTAGTATCATGCAGAAAGCAGACTTCAAGATCGGACTAACAATTAAGTATGACAATATAATAGGTGATGTACAATTTGTCTCAGACGATTACATCACCTTTTGTGTTAGTGAAAGAGAGTCAACTTGTGCTCATAGTTTACATCCAACCTGTAAAGTTGCAATGCTAGTTTATCCTCACCAGTGGGAAGATTGCACAGTGGTTACTAACAACAATTCAACAGAAGATGCAATGCTAAGTATGTACCAGGCGCAAAAGTACAGACCCCTTGATACACAATGAGTTTGAGAGATTGCCCCACTAAGTATATACAACTGTTTTCCACAGTTTGTGAGTATTATGTGGAAAAGTACGCATTTGTTTTAAATAGTTAAATAAACATATATGCGTGTTATGTGTCATTAACTGTGTGGTCACTAAATGATACTCTAAAGGGTCTAATTGTCTGATTATGATGTTCACTTAGCAAGCGTAACATGAGGATCGCAGAATGTCAACTAGGGGACACACAGTTTGTAACACACAGTCCATCAGATTATCATGCAGTTGTTATAACATAAGACACTGCACAGTTGTTGACAACTTGTGAGCATCATGTTATAATACAATGTATACACAACATGGAGCTAATCATGACACTCTGAGTATCATTGAGCATTATGATGATTACACGCACTAATTAACAACAATTGGCAGTGTTTTCGTTCTTATGTGTTATCGTGGTGTGTTGCGATGCGGTTTTAATAGGGTTCCTAGTTCATAAGCTATAAACGACCCAATTCGACTTCTCGATATCTTGTTAGAAAAAAAATTTCTGATATATAAAATCAAAGGTCAGTCCACGATACTGTGAAAAAATCAGATAAATTCAAAAGTCCCATAAGGGTCGATAATGTAACCAATGAGTACATTATAACAGTTCCAGAGCATTTTGTCAATCAACTTAACTGGTACGAAGAAACAGAGGTTAATATAATAATTGATGGAGATGGTCTTTACTTGGAGGAAGCATGAACACAACCTTTCATGTCTATGAGGACAACAACACACCTGTAACAGGTCTTATTAATCTCGATGAAGATCAATTACTAAAGAAGATATCAGAGAAAAAGATAGATTTCAATAAACATGAGGTAGTAAGAGTTGAGCAAGAAGAGTATAATGATGCATCTTACTAAAGAAGAGAGTAATATATTTGCTACTCCAATATCTCAGTATAACTTATCCACAATACCTGTGGAAAACCTCTTAGCGGCGATTGAGACATTTCGAGAATATGACTATGGATTAGTAGACAACGGTATTAGCAGTTATCCAGCAGACGGAAAGTTTACTACCTACCTACTGAATGAAGTACCTGAGGTTAAAGAAGTCATACAACAGTGCGTTAATGATTATACTGACAAACTAGGTCTTAATAGTGTGCGTGTTGGTACGAGTTGGTTTAATAAAACATCTAAAGGGGGAAAATTAGAATTACATCGACATGATGGTAGCATTGTTAGTGGAGGTTTCTATCCTTCTTTAAAGGAGGAAGTATCACCCTTACTCTTTAAGAGTCCTATACAACCCTACAAGATGCTTGAATGGTTTAAAGAGGGAACTGAGTACTCTAACATATTTCATGCAGTACAACCGTACCAGGGACTATTAGTATTATTCCCATCTTGGTTAGAGCATAAAACAGATAAAGAGATAGGTAATAGATTGACCGTATCATTTAACACGGAATATGTAAATTGACAAGCCATATATAATCTGTTAGAATACTAATGTCTTATTGATCATTATGGCTAAAGGATTTACTGTTAAGGCGAAGAATCCGCCAAAGAAGAATGCAGAAGCAGAATGGGACTATGATAAGGCATGGGAAATACTAAAGGGTAAGAACCTAGTATTTTGTATGCCTGGTCGTGGTTGCTCTTTTGTATTCTTAAAGAACTTTGTGCAACTATGTTTCGACTTGGTGCAGCATGGGGTAAGCATTCAGATATCACAAGACTACTCATCAATGGTAAACTTTGCTAGATGCAAGTGCCTTGGTGCGAATGTCTTAAGAGGACCAGACCAAATACCTTGGGATGGCAAATTAAAGTATGACTATCAGTTATGGATTGATAGTGATATTGTTTTCAATACCGAGAAGTTCTTGCAACTTGTTCTTATGGAGCAAGACATTGCAGCAGGTTGGTATATGACAGAAGATGGTCAAACCACTTCCGTTGCTCACTGGCTTGATGAGGACAACTTCCGTAATAACGGGGGAGTCATGAATCATGAGACTGGTGAAACCATGTCTAAGCGTAAGAAACCATTCACTGTCGATTACACAGGATTCGGTTGGGTTCTTATTAAGAATGGTGTATGGGAACATGAAGAGATGAAGTATCCTTGGTTCGCTCCGAAGATGCAAGTCTTTGAATCAGGAGAAGTACAGGACATGTGTGGAGAGGATGTTTCATTCTGTCTCGATGCACTCAACGCTGGCTTCGAGATCTGGTGCGATCCTCGTATCCGTGTAGGGCATGAAAAGCAACGAGTTATATAATATAACCATCCAAGGAGGAGAGATCTATACAGGTCTCTCTCAGGAGGCTTTCCTCGACAAAATAATGGAGTTATCTCAGTGTTATTATGATACTGGGTATCCTTCACCTGATCTTATTTCACATACAACTTACAATGGCGAAACTGTACACGAGTCCAACGGGAACAACAATCCAGACGACTCCAAAGAAGACTAGACAAGGGAACGGTAAGAATACAAAATATTCCCCTACCGCCCGAAACTCGGCTCGTAAACCTTATAGAGGACAAGGAAGATGAATGTTGTACAAGCATGGAATGACATCTCATGGGCAGAAGCTATTCCTTTCCTGTTAGTATTAGCAGGAGTATATTGGGTAAAGGTAAAGATCGATACTAGGGCAGGACTTGGGAAGAAAAAGTTAAGACAGTTGAAAACTGTTATAAGGGACGCTATACTAGAGACACAGGTAAAAACAGGAAAACCATGAGTGATGAATTGAATCGCATTGCTAATGCTCTAGAGAGAATTGCAGACTTCTATGAAAAGGGTCTGCATGTTGATATAGATCATGCACACATAGATGATATAGGCGAAATACATGGTGATGTAGTTACACATCCTAAACAGTTCTAAATAACACACACTCGCTTTTTTTGGTTATGTCAAAACAGGAAACGGTTAAGTACACCATTAAACAAAATGGTAATGTAACTGCAGAGATATATGGTGTAACTGGTAATCAATGTTTAGAAGTTACTAAGAGCGTAGAAGATGAACTAGGAACAGTATTAACTAGGGAGTTCAGTCCTGCTTTTTATGAGTCGGAACCAGTTGAGGAATATGTACACACTTCAGAAGGATGCTAATGTCACACTTCAGTACGATAAAGACTAAGATAACTAAAAAACCCGCTTTGCTCGAAGCATTACAGATCCTTCAGTACGATGTACAGGAGGATCATTTATTAATTAACCCTATTGATCACAACCATGAGAAAGTAAAGGTTGATGTTGCTATAGGGGATGATATAGGGTTCCGTTGGAATGGAACAGAATATGAATTAGTAGCAGATATTCAAACATGGAAAGATCCCATTCCCCCAAAAAGGTTTATTGAGAAGATTACACAACAATATGCAAGGATGACTATCCACAATCAGATAAAAAATGATGGATTTCAAGTGTTAGAGGAGTGGGAAATGGATGATAATAGCATCGAATTAACGGTCACACGCTGGAATTGAGAAAATAGGGTATAAATAACCCTGACACTGTGCCGATATAATGGCAGATAGAACATCTCGATCATACAAGGATATAACTCTCGATTTTTTACCTAATCCCGTTACTGGAGATCTAAGTGTAATTAAGAATGAGAGGGCAATAATTCGTTCTGTAAGAAATTTAGTACAAACTAAGTTAAAAGAACGCTTTTATAATCCTGATTTAGGATCAGATATCTATGAGACTTTGTTCGGGTTCTGTGATGTTGCTACAGGAAGTGTACTAGCAAGAGACATAAAGAGTCTTCTAGCAATGTGGGAACCCAGGATTGATAATATTATAGTAAAAGCAGACCCCAGACCTGATCAAAATGAATTTGAAGTAACTATTTCCTTTGAAGTAGTGGGTCAGCCTCAAGCATTGTCATCA